ATGACGGTCGCCAGCGATTCCATTAGATACTCCGTTCGTCAGGGTAATGCCGAGGACCAGTGCTATTCGTTCGTGCAATCCGTCGGTGCCCTGGTCTCTGATCTGCTTCCTGTTGGGCCAGAACGCGGTTCTTGGAGCGCGTGTACTGCTGATACCACAGTGTCACCTCATCTCCTGCGGCCAGCATCTTCCCACGGTCGACCGCGCCGACGCTGATCGCCTGTGAGTCGAGTTCTCGCGTAATGACCTTCGAAAACAGCATCGAGGTCCAGAACAACGATTCTTCGAGGGCGCTATCAGTGTACCAATCGGGTGTATCGCTCAGGTCTGCCTCGTTGGTTAGATGAGTCTTGGCTCTGGCAATCGCCAGATCAATCCCATCGTTTGAAATCTGAGCGGTATCGTACTTACCGAACCCTCGAACCTCGTCTCGTAATTCAGTATCAGTAGAAGCCATAACCGAGTATAAAAGAAAGCCGCGCGAAAAGCGTCAGCAGGGGACCGGAGCCCGTTTAGGAGAGGTTCACGCTGTCGCCAGCGAAGTGAGCCGCCCCAAGGGGGTTGACCATGGCCGCACCGAACGACATGGTACCCGCCGCGTTGACGAGCTCGCCCGGGTGGAGGAGGGGACCGCCCTGGGGCCGGGTAAGCTGGAGAGGCCGATCCTCGTAGTACTTGACCGGCTTGATCCCGGGGTCGACGATGTAGAACTCGTCGCCAGTGACGTACGGCGACTGGATGATCGCCGTGTTGTCGAACGCGAAGTCGATGTCGCGAACATCAGCCGACCGCAGGCCGTCGGCCATCGGGATGTGGTAGCCCATGTCCCAAGTGACCTCGTTCCGGAGATACCGCTTCCAGTCGACCGAGACCAGCGCGACCTTCGTCCCCGTCCAGCCGTGCTCCTTGAGCGTCTCGGAGGCCACCTCGATGTGCTCGTGCGGCGCGTGCGCGTCCGAGTCACCAAAGAGCTCGTTGCTGTCCGCGAACTCGTGGCTGTGCGAGTCCGTGAACGTGTAGTTGCCGTAGTCGGGGATGTCGAACCAGAGACCGCCAGTGCCGTCGTAGACACCTGAGAAGATCACGTCATGGATGACGCGCTCCTGGGTCTGCTTGGCTCCCTCCAGCATCCGCTGGACCTTCCGCTCGATCTGAGCAGCCGTCGACTTCTCGACGAACCGCTGGCTCATGTTGAGCGCCTTGCCGTACTCCTCCGTACGGAAGGTCATCTGGTTGTGACTCGGGTCCTGGGGATCGTCCGAACCAGGGAACTCACCTTCGGAGAGCTTCTCCCACTCGTCGGGATCAACCTCGATCTCCTGAAGGAACGTCTGCTGGTCCATCTCCTCGACGAACACCTCCATGAAGGGGCGCTCGGCCTCGTTGAACCAATCGATTAGCTGTTCGACGCGCTCCGTGACCTCAGTCAGCGGAACGTCGTCCTTCGTGTAAAGTTCTCGATTTGACATCGTAGAAATTTAAATTAAGTTAGAACTGCGCTACTTGGAGGGGGGTTTACGCCACAACCTCGTACTCGGCGGCAACGTCAAGCAGAACCGTGTTCTGATCCGTCGCGACGCCAAGGACCTGCACGATCTCGTCCGTGCTCGACGGTGCGGTCTGCGTGAAGCCACCACCGACGGCCAGATAGACCGGATCGCCGATCGTCAGCGAGTCCTCCTCGTTGACGTCCTCCAGGTAGATGCCGTACCGGATGTACGTCGCCTGATCACCGACGAAGGTGTAGTCACCCTCGCGAAGATCCGCCTGAAGCTGGCGGACCATGACGTCAGAGTCATTGAAGCCAGACGCCGTGATGTTGCTCGGATCGCGGACGCGCTCCATGAGAACGCCCATCGCAGGCTGCTGGACGCCAGCCGCAGCATCCGCCTGCTTGATTACGGTGTTCCCACTGCCGTCGTTCGCCAGACCGACCAGATCGGCCTTGTCGACGTTCGCGTCATCGAGCGTCTCACCGTCGCGGTTGAGCGGCTCGTTCTTGACCTTCTTGAACTTGAAATCAGTTGCCATTGTCAGTTAATGTAGATGTTAGATCGCTGTTTTACTCGGGGAGGTACATCCCGTCGATGTCCGCGTAGACCCGCTGGACGAACTCCGGAACGGCCTCGTCGTCGCCGTGGGTCGGACCAGACTGCCCGAAGTCGGTGGGCGTGTCGTCGCCTTCGCCCTCGACCTCCTCCTCGACCTCCTCCTCGACCGAAAACTCGGCCAGAAGATCGCGCTTCCGCTGGAGCGAGAAGGCAGCGACCTCCTCGTCCGACAGCGGCGAAACCTCGGTCAGTTCCTCGGTCAGTTCCTCCTCATACTCCTGAATCTCGCCGACCTTGCCGGAAAGCTCGTCGACCGTCTCGACAGCCTCCGCAAACTCGGCGTGATTCTCGTCCTGTGCCTTAACGAACTCACGGACCAGCCCGCGAAGCTCGTCTGCCTCAGCCTCGTCGACATCCAGGTCGAACTGGACGTCAATGAAATTCATATCCATTGGTAGATGTGAGATAAATCCCCGTCTCAAGAGTGTTGAACCGCGTATCCTCCATCATGGCCGGGTCTATGTACGTCAGTCAGTCACCGATCAGGGCTCGCAGCCCGAAGGCCACCCTGATCGTAACCGCCCGGGAAGGGCGTCGTCGAAAACTCTCGGATCTTGCCATCGATGAGCTCGATCTCGCCGTCTTCGTTCTTCGTCGCCTCGTAGTGCTTCCCGAAGCCCAACGATCCGTCAGTGAGCACCGGCGGGTCGTTCGTGAGCCGCGAGATGATCTCGTCGTGGGTCTGTGCCCCGGTGTTGTACGTCCGAGTCATGAGATTGAGCTTCTCTCGCGTCTGATCGAACCACACCTTACGGACGAATCCGATATGCGAGAGCGTCTCGCGCTGGTGGTCCATGATGTAGGGCGGGGACTTGTCGTAGTCCTTCTCAGCAACCCGTCGCAGGAACTCCGGAGTGATCCTTACACCATTACGGTCGTCAGGGTCACCCGGCTCCATCGCCTCGAACACCGCGTCGACCGAGACGAGCCGATCCTCCTCGTCGTAGTTCTCTCGAATCCCATACTGGTTGAAGCCATCCGCAATTGCCTCGGGATCGGGCTGTCCGAACGAGGAAACGTATTCCAAGTCTTCCTCGCTCTTTAGAACAGAATAGGCAAGGTCGTCCTTGGAGCGGGGGGGATCACTTCGGTCCGGGGGATCGTAGTGAACTGTCTTGATATTTAGATTAGAACTCATTATATTAGTCCCTGGATAGCGTCGAGCGCCCATACGAGGGAGATACTCGCAACAGCCGACGCCAAGCCGATCGCGTATGCGTTTCGAACAGAGCGTCGCTGATTTTCATCTGAGACTGCCTCGACGTCTTCCAGCCGATTCGCTACCGTTTTTGTGCGTTCGTCGATTCTCGCAAAATCTTCGCGCAGTCCATGAACCTCATCTCGTATGTCATACAGGACATCAATTTGATCGTCGCTGTCGTGGCTCATGTTTATGATTCATCTTCTGTGGGGGATTTCCGAGGCCGTGATTGCGGACTCGATTGGTCGCTCGAAGCATCTTCACGACGAACAACCTCCCGACCAGAAGACTGTGCTCCACCGCCGGTATCACTCGGCGATCCGCCATCGGGGTTCTGGATCGCGTCACCGTTCCCTGATAGAGCCAGAAGAATCGGAATCAACTCGTCTTCGAGCTGATCGAGCGGCGGAAGCTCCATCTCCGGATCGATCCCGGCACGCTTCGCCAGCGATTCACGGGTCAGTAGGCCGTTATTGAACAGCTTGATCAGCTTGTCAATCTCCAGGCGCTTTTCAGCCGACGAGTATTCGCCGAACTCGAACTCGGGGATTAGCCCATCATATTCACGCGGATCGTCAACGTTCTTGATGCTTCGAGCGTAGATTGGTCTGATAATCTGTTCCTCGACGGCAGTGCTGATAAGCGACTGCCACCGCCTAATACGGCGCTTGAACGCCGGCATGACCGCTTCGGCAGGTCCCTGCCCTTCGGTCATATTGGCGAGCACTGCCGGGACACCGATTCCGGTGATGATCCGATTCTCGAAGTGCTTGTACGTCTCTTCCAGACGCATTGCACCCGCACTCGAAGACGTCGAGGTCGTCCCGACTACGACCGGCTCCACGTCATGTGGACCAGCCAGCACGGAGTCGGGTTCGATTACCTCTACCTCGTCGAGCCACGCGTCCATCTGCGGTTCACTCCACTCGTTTTCAGGCGAGCCGAGTTTCCACATGATCGGTGGATATGCCTTCGTCGCGATGAAGCGGGCGAAGTCGATCTCCATGTCGCGAAGCATATCTGCCTGCTCCTCGACGCGCTCAGAGAGGGGGTGACCGAAGTCTTCGAGCGGTCCCTTACGGAAATAGAACTCCGCTATCTCGAACGGGTCGTAGACCGTCGCGTCATCGGCATCCGGGCCACCGCCACCCGGCGGCTCTAAGATGTACTTCTCGACACGGCCGTATTCGTCGGTGTACTTGTACATCCGCTCAAACGGCAGCAATCGAGGCCGGAAAATACCATCTTCGACGACAAGCTCCATGAACGAGTGACCCTCGACGGCTCCGTTCTCGATCCAATCGTGGATCTGTCGAGAAAAATCAGAGTTGATCAACATCCGACGAAGCATTGCCACATCATCCGGATTCATCTCCTCGTCAGAACCAGGGATGTGTCGCTCCGAGACGTTATGGCCGTCAGCCAGGAGCCAATCGAGACAGACCTCGATCGAGTGACCGACGTGTGGATCGGTGTTATACAGTAGCCGTCGATCCTCGATCTTGTCCTTCGGTGGCTCAGACGTTCGAGGGCCAGTGTACGACTGCCGACCGCTGGCATTGTTCCCGCTGATCTTAAGAGCGCCTTTCGGCGAATCAGTGACGAACTCTCCAGCATCATCTGGCGGATCGATGAACGCCGGAGAGTCGCCTTCAGAGATAGATTCAGTTGACATTTAGAGTCTAACGCCGATACCGGCGCTTGTAAGATCGTTTTCGAGAGTGTCGATTCGAGCTACCAGATCGATGATCGTAGGTACTCGACCTATTCTTGCTGTGGATGATCCCCTTGAACGAGGGGCCATTGGGGCGCTTGGAGTGGGTGAGGTTCTCCTGCTCCAAGTGTCCCTTTGAAACGTCCGTCCGCTGCCGCAGTGACTTGCTATTCCGATTCAGCGTCGGCGGGAAGCAAGCCAGCGCGAAGGCCATCGCCATGTCGTCGCGACCGTCCTTCGCTGTCTCTTTACCGGTGAATTTTGGCTTGGAATACTCGCTCGACTGCTTCTTGACGATTGATTTCAGTTGGTCTTCGAGTTGGGCATCCTCGACGAGCGTCACCAGTCCATTGTGAAGCGAATAATTGAGATCGCCCATCATCTCTGCCACGGCGTCCTTGTCGGTGA